CTACCTTTTGCCACTCAAGGCATACTACTTTTCGGTTGTAAACATCACCTGTCCATGCCCATCTAACACATCTGTATTCAGTTTTCTCTTTACTAGATGCCACCAATGTAAACAACACTGACAGCACTAGTAGCCATTTCACGGGTACGCCCAAACAATAATGTAGCTACAAAAGATTACAAAACAAAGAATGAGGGCTGCTACTGAGATAGCAAACAGCCCGTCTTTCATTACTGTGGAGGGTTCATCATGGTGCTTAACAGACCACGAGTGTAATAAGATGGCTGTGGGCCAGGTGTTGTGCCTGTCAATAAACCACTCATTGCTTTTTCAGCAGACTGCCTACGCAACAATGCTTGTAACTTATCTGCACCAAAACCTGCGGCAGCAATTGGAATTGAATACTTCAAAGTCTCTGGACTACCAACACCAAAGCCAACCGCACCACCAGTAATCAATTGACTACGTTGTGGATTGAATTTAGCCATTAAGGTCAACAATGGGTCTAAAGAAGTACCTTTTGCAACTGCTTTAATAGCGTTTTGCTCATCTTTGCTAAACAAATTCATCTTGTTTTTGTTGGCAGCAAGACCAATAAATCCTTGGCGAATCAACTCACTCTCAGATGCGCTCGGATTTAACGCCCTTGTTTCTGCAACATTTAAGATGTTATCAAGAGTTGTGGCACGACTTAGGTTTCTAAAGTCTTTGCGGGCTTCCATGATTGTCTTAACGGCAACATCAATTCCACCCGCACCAGACACCACATCTTTGGGAGACAAGGTGGCAACGTGGTCATCAATGCTGTCAACCATTTCACTTGCAAGTCTACGAATGTTCTTATCTGGATTGCCTTTTAAGTTATTTGCCAATCTACGCATCTGCTCAACATTGTCAAAAGTAATGTTTCCACGCTGAAGGATGCTTTCGTACTTGTTCAAAATGTTGGCAACAGGTGCGGCATTCTCTGGGATGTAATCAACAGCGTCTAAACGAGTTTTTATTTTGTCAACAAGACTTGTTGCGTTTTGACCAGATATTTCAATTCCCTGATCGCTAACCTTTGTATAAGCACGAGTAGCCTTTTGTTGGACATCAGCCATCGTAGTTGTTGGTTGTTTTCCTGTGGCAAGTCGACCAGCAATATCGCCAGTAGTCTTACCAACAGCACCAGAAACGCCTAAAGCGGCAATTGTTGCGGCTAAGTCACTACCAGTTACTTCTTTTGTTATCTCTGCTACAGGTTGTGCAACCATAGGAGCAACAGTAGCGGCAGGAAGTTGGCGAACTAAATCAGCACCAAAGATAGACTTAGGAGCAGTAGCCGCCATTCCACCTGCTGAAGATAATGCTTGCATACCAACTTGTGCGGCTCTTTCAGCACCCGTTTCAGGTTCTGGAACACCAAGTTCTGTCATACCTTTACTTTGTTCTTTAGACAAATAAGGCATTCTTTTTTCTGATCCAACAATGTTTGCACCAACATTGACTGCTCCACTTAAAAAATCAGTAACGATATTTGCTGGCGCAGAAACACCAGTAACTACAGCACGAGTAGCCAAACCAAGTTGTCGTCTAAGTAAATCACCTAAACCTTGTTCTTTCGGAGCTTGAGCAGTAGGTGGAGTTGCAGGTTGGGCAGAAGGTTGTTCCTCTGCTTCACCTAAACTAGCCTTAATCTTTGCTAAAGCGGCTTCATTTGATAAGCCATCAGGTAGCTCATAAGATGCGCCTTTGTATTCATAAACAGTCGCCATGATGCTTACCTTTAGTCAAGTTTAATAGGGTTTTGTGCAGAGCCAGCCGCAGGGCCGTAGTAAGGGTCTACACCCTGTGATTTACGTCTGCTGTCAATGCGTTTCTGAGCATTCTCTTTAGCCTTTGCAGTAGATTTAGAGAAGTTACTGAGAGCCTCAAGTGTTGTCTTTGTATCATTTCCACCAAATGCCGCAATAAGTTCATTGGCAAAACGCAAAACGTCTTTGTCTGTTTGAACACCTTTAGCCGCATCTGTCTTCAAGTTAGTAGCCTCTTGAACAGCACGTTGCAAAGCCGCATAGTTTCGGCTCTCAACACTAGAGTTACCAGCTGCATTCTGTGCTTGATAGCGTAGATTGTTTACAGGGCCAAGTTCTAAAGGTGGTTTACCCGTCTTAGGATCAGGAGTCAATGTTGCGATAGCGGGTGCTAAAGAAGTCTCACGAGCAGTTAATGAATCAACCAACTCAAGTTCTTTGTCTTCTTCTCTTTGCAAAGAAGGAGCAAGAGTTTTAGGGCCTTTTAAAGTATTTGCAAACTCTTTTAGTTGCATTGCAGAATCAATTTTTAATTGAGCAATTTCTTTTGAGGAATCAACCCGCATACGAGCAATTTCTTTAGCGGTAGCACCCGCTGTAGCAGCCGCCTCAATCTTTGCATCAGCCAAAACTTTAGCTCTTTCTAGCGCAGCATCAGCCGCAGTTTTAGCCGCATCAACTTAGCTTGATTAGCCGCATCTGATGCCGCAGTTCTAGCTAGTGTGGCTTCTGTTTTGCTTTGAGCCGCTGTTAAAGCCGCCAAAACTTTCTCTGGTGGGCCGTATTTAGTTAGAACACCAATAACTTGATCTTGAGTTGCATCAGGGCCAAGTTTAGACAATTCAGAACGTAAGTCTTCTTCTTGCTTAATAGAAAGTTGAGTCTTAGCCGCTTGAGCCAAGGATGCAGTTTCTGCTGCCCGTCTTTGTTGTGTTTGAGCCATCTCACTTTGTGCTTGACGAGCATATTGAGCTAAAGCCATAGCACCTTGTTGGTCACCTGCTTGTGCCAACATCTGTGCGCCTTTTAAGATTGACTCAGGGTTAGTCTGGTCTATCTGTTTAGCAATAGCATTTCTAGTGCTAATCAACTGTAACTGTGGGTCTTGAACACCTAAAGCACCACCAATAGCAGTACCAAGACCTCTAGCACCTGCATAGGTCATTGCCGCACCACGGGCAGCAGGGTCTAGTTGAGCAAGGGTAATACCTTCTTGCAAAGCACTTCTACGCTGTTGCTCACCATACATTTCTGGGGTTAGTCCAAACAGACCCGCTACGATATTTTCTGCCATGATGATTCCTTACAAGAATAAACCGAGGTCTTGATTGCCGTAATAGTTACCAGCTCCAAATGCTGTCGCTGGAGCACTCATGGCTGTGACAGGCGGTACACTGCTAAACAAACCACTAGCAAAATTACCAAATGCCTGACCAAGTGCGGGGTTAGACGCAAAGCCACTCAAGGCCGAAGCATATGGATTAGCTGTTGCGGCTTGTCCTGTTGCCAAGTTAGCACTTAATCTAGCACCTTCTAAACCAAATTGACCAGCCCTAGCACCCGCAGTAGACGCTGTTTGACCAAGTTGTGCGCCTAACATAAGTGGTTGTTGCGCCAAAGTCTCCAAGTTCTGTATTTGTCCCATAGCGGTGTTGTAAGGCGCATAAGCCGCCTGTTGACCAGAATAATACTGACCCATTAGACCCGCAGCTTGATTAAATAGCCCAGAACCAAAGCCAATTCTTTGTTGCTCTAATGCTTGCTGTCTAGCCAAGGTATCCATGCCAAACTGTTGACCTTGCATTCCAAGTTGTTGTCCAGTGCCAATCAAATTAGCACCAAACTGCTGACCCTGTATACCAAGTTGCTGACCTGTACCAACCAATCCCGCACCAAACTGAACTTGTTGTTGACCCGCTTGTTGAGCATTAGCCGCCAACTGAGCCTCTTGTTGCGCACGAGCGTTATACAAAGCCTGTAATTCAGGAGTAGTTGCACCCAAAGTGCCACCTTGAGCAACAGATAGACCGCCACGACCTTGTTGTTGGAGTCTGTTTTGCAGATTAGCTAACTCCAACTCACGACCAGGTTGCAACAAAGCCATCTGTTGATTTAGATAGTTTTGAGCAACTTCTTGAGGAGATTGAGCAATGTATTTACTTCCAAGTGAAGTAAGCATTTTGCTTTCGGGAGACTGTGTTAAATAATCACCGCCAAGTGCTGTTAGACGTTGACTTTGTGGTGATTGACTTAAATATTGAGAAGCAATTTGTGCCAAACGTGGATCAGTTTGAGCATCTAAATAACCTTGACCTAATGTAGCAAGACTTTCTGCGCCTCTTAGTGCTGGTTTAAATTGTTCTTGCGCACTTTCAGCTTGCTGTAAACCTCTTTCAGCTAAAGCAACTAATCTATCTTGAGCATTCTTAGCTTGTGGGTCTAATGTGTATCCTGCACTAATCAACTGACCAGTTACAGGATCAACTTTGAATTGTGAACTTCCAAATCGAGTAGTCATTCCTACGGGTCTAAACTGAGATGATTGTTTAGCAAGCGTAGTCTCTCTGTCAATCATGGCTTGCGCTTTTTGAGCCGCTTCACGAGATGTCTGTTGTTGGAGAAGACCAGCAGCAGTAGTTGCACCACTTGTTAGTAAGTTGCCAATATTTGTAGGCGTAAAAAGACTGTTAATTACTGGTGGAATTATTGATGGAATAATTGGTGGAATTACTGGAGGAGTAACTACAGGTGGCAATACAGGAGGTACTATAGGAGGCACTACAGGAGGAACAACTGGAGGAACAACTGGAGGTACTACAGGAGGAACAACTGGAGGTACTACAGGCGGTACTACAGGGGGAACGACAGGAGGAACGACAGGTGGTACTACAGGGGGAACGACAGGAGGAACGACAGGTGGTACTACAGGAGGTACTACTGGAGGAACGACAGGTGGTACTACTGGTGTGTATGGAGTAATAGGTACTCCACCACCTGTAAGTAATCCAGCAGTTAAAGTTCCAGCAGTCAACCCACCAAGTTGTTCAGCAAGTGTCAATGCACCTAAAGTTCCACCAGGGCCACCAAGAGACATATCAAGTTGTGTCAACTCAGATAAAGTCAATCCTGTACTGCCAATAGTGCCTGTACCACTACCACCTGTTAGGTTTGTTAATGTTGGTACAGTAGCACCAGTGGTCAAAGCCGCAGCTAAAGTTTCAGCACCAAGAGTACCACCAGCACCACCAAGAGCTAGGTCAAGTTGAGCCAACTCACCTAATGTTAAGCCTGTAGTGCCAACAGTTCCTGCTGCACCTGCCGCACCACCAAATAATCCTGCCGCCCCTGCGCCACCCAACAAAGCAGCTAAAACTACAGGGTTTTGAAAGGCTTTTTTCAAACCACCAAAGAAAGATAGATCACCGCTTGCTGTTGTTATTCCAGTTCCAATAAATTCACCAGTAGGAGAATAATTTTGAAACTCGGAGCCTACAGGGGATTTGTAGTTAATATCGCCCGTAGTCTTTTCTACAGTGATATTCTCAATCCCAACAACTTGCCGATCTTCTCCAGAACCACGAACCTCATATTGAGGCGCAATGCGAGTATCTCCAAGGGTTATTGTTTGACCTTCAGGAACAGTAACTGCCACTCGGGAAACAACCTCTCCAACATCCAAGCCAACAGCTTGAGCCATTTGAGCAGGAGAAACCCCGTATTGCTCCATAGCCGCAACGATCTGGGCATCAGTCATGCCTGGATTAGCAAGCAGAAAATCTACAATTTGTGCGCTAGTTACAGCCATGATTGCTCCTTATTGTGGCTCAACAGGCCAAGTAATAGTCCAAGGGAAACCTGATTGATTCGGAACATCACGCAAGGCTTGGCGGTAAACTTCCCAAACACCAGGTATGTTGGCATTTGATTCTAAGTTTTTAATAACAATCCAATCTGTTTCTTTGAGTTTGTCATCACGGCTTTGACGCACAGACTTGGCTTGTTCGGCATCTTTGGCTGCTTTGTATGCGGCCTCATGCTCTGCGGCAGTCTTGGCTGGATCTGTCTCAGTGGCTGGTGTATCTACAAAGACAGGGCCAAGCACATACTTTGTGTACCACTTACCATCAATTTGCTCAACACCAGAGGCTTGAGAGTATTGGTAAACAGTCCCTCCAGTTGCTTGTGGGCCTTCAAAGACCACATCAGCACCCAAAGCCTCTAAGACTTCAGTTGTTGTTATGTCCCATGATGGGCCACCATTGGCTTTTGTGTATGCACGAAATTCTGCTTCGTACATAACTGCGCCTGTTTGTGTTCTGATTTGCATGAATTACTCCTTAATCCGTTTTCCAGATGCCCGTTTAGGTATATTAAGTGCGCCATTGATGGCTTCCCACTCAGGTTGAAACTTCTTTAAAGAACCCCAAGAACTACCAAATTTTGTAATGGCTTGGTCTCTTGTTGCTTTATTTTCAACAGCCCAATCCAAGGCTTTAAATAGATTTTGTTTAGCAAGTTCTATTTGCTTTTGTCTAGCTTCTTCCCAATTGGGGAAATGTCCATTAGCTGTTCTTGTTGCTAACGCTTTTGCCCTTACTTCGGGTTTGGCCGCCATAGCGCAACGCTTTGCTACAGTTTCTGGTTCTTGCATATTTGCTATATGCGCCTCCCATGCCAAACTTGTCGCCCTTGTTTCTGCTTGACGTTGCTTTGCAATATCAGACATTGTTGTTCCACGTCTTGCATCAGCCCACTTACGTTTAGTTTCTTCAGAATGTTTCTGACCAAGAAACCCACCAACAGAGTTTTTATGTGCGTTGTATAAGCGACCCGTGTCAAAACATTCTTCAAGCACAAATGATTCAAGTTCTTCAAGTCGCTCAACAACTTCAGGCCAAACAAGTTTAAATTCAAAGTCTTGCTCAGTCCTTGATGACCATGAGTGCTGTAAACGGGGATTCATATGGCGACCAGCACGTAAGTCAGATAGATGCCTACGTTTTCTAGCAGACCAATCAATGGTACGCCCAATGTAGGACATACCAGTTGAAAGGTTTTTAATCTGATAGATTCCGCTATTCATGGCTACGCTATTGAAAGAAAAATATAAGTACCACCTGAGGCGTTAATCTCAGCAGGTGCGGTAGAGCTTATTTCAAAACCAGCAGAATAAGCATCAATATAGTCCGTATTTGTTACCTCTGCTGCTGTAGAGTTTAATAGCAAATACGGGTCATTACCAGACACAATCCCCCGTGAACTATCCCAGACGTACCACGAACCCGTTGAGTCGGTACGCTTGATGAGAACAAATCTTGCACCACTTGTAAAACCACAGTTAATTTGAAGTGTAGTTCCTGTGCCTGTGTATGAGCCTACTTTGGAAACACCTGCGCAAGTGGCAAATAGCCAAGCTGCATAATTTGAACCAGAACCATTTGTTTGTACACTAGACCCAACACTAAATACTGATGCTGTTGGGGCAGTATTATTAAAATTACTACTACTTGCTACAGCCGCAGTTGTACTCAAAAATACTTCGTTAGTTGCGCCTAATGATGAAACATAAACAGGCCAAGCCTGAGAGCCAGTGCGTTGCTTAATTATCATCAATTCAGGAACTACGCCTAAGTTATGCGCTTGTGTAGTAGCACTTCCAGTTCCTGAGTAACAGACCTCATCAAAAAAATTAGGTGCTCTAGCAAAACCTTGTGCAACCCAAGTGCCACCAGAATTATTAAAATAAGCTGTTCCTGAGTCTGCCCCGTACAAACCCCAACCAATACTATTTTGTACATCAAAAGCATTGTAAGTACTCCATCCACCAGTTTCACCAGCATGAACAGAAGTTGGAAGCGTTACGTTACTTCCCCTTAATCTATCAAGAAATATTTGAGCATACGATGACCAACCAGTAGAGTTTGCGCTTCTGCTTGACAAAAGCATCAAATCAACAGGAAAACCAAAATTACCAGCAACAGTAGTATTTGCCGTAGCGTTTCCAGTATATGTATTAGCTTTATAAACACTAGTTCCCACAGTAGGCACTGCCATCGGGCCTCTGCGAATGGCTACGTAGATGTAGTTGGCAAAGCTGGCAAAGGGGCCAGACGCATTAGGCGTGTCGAAGCCTGTAGCATTGGGTGCAATAGCACTTGCCCCAGAGTATTCTGCGCTAGTAAGATTGGGGTACAGCACACTATAGCCCGTATTGGACATCCCGCGCATTGTGTCGTAGATTTGCCAGTTTTCTGAACTGCCACTATTTTTCACAAGAAGCCACTGAACTTCGTAACCAAGGTTAACTGGGGCAGTCATTTTTCCACCACTGCCAGTTACAAACGTCCCACACGAAATCACATTGTCTGTACCAGTTAGGCCAAAGCCTCCTGCGTCATGGGCGAATAGGTAAGCTACGTATGTTTTGCCTGTGCCATTAACATCTGAGTCGCCATTCAATGTAAATACAGTGGAAGTTGGTGTTGTGTTATTCCAATACCCATAAGTAAAAGCCGCACTTGTTTCGTTAAGTACAGCAGTTTGCGTATTCCCTAATGATCTATGATAAACAGGCCACCCGCCCCCAACAGCGGCAGAAGTACATTTAACAATAATAGACCCTGGTACAGAGCCAAGATTGTGAGCCACAGTTCTTCCAGAAGTTGAATCGCCAGTCCAAGTCACAATATCAAAAAACTTTGGTTGCTTGCGGAATGTCCATGAGACGTAGTTATCGCCATTTGCATTTGATAAATCCCCACCAGAAGCATTTATTGAAAACCCGTTAGAGTTAAATGATGTAATACTGCTGGTAACAGCTTGTGCCCCAGTAGTATTTGATTGGAGGTATGGAGCTACGCCGCGCACTGTATCTACTAGAGAGTGTGAATAACCCGTTGTTCTGTCTTTTATCCATATTAGTCCACCTTTAGTAGACAAATCAATGCCATTTGTAATGGTCTGTGTAGAGTTGTTACCTACATAAAGATATGTACTAAACACATCTTCAATAAAGACAGGGGCAGAACTGCCTGCGCCTTCGCCCAGCAGTAGTTGTTGTGTTGAACTCATATTAAGTCACATTTCCTGAAACGACAACGAGAGTGCTGGTAATAAACAAAGCGGTTGCTACACCTGCCGCCGCCAAGGTCATCGTGGCTTTGTCAGTGAATGTGCCTGCAATGTACGCCGTAGTGATTGAGCAAGTGATTGTGGCTGTGCTGGCAGTATTGTTAAAGATGGTGACAACGTCACCAGCCGCAAAGGTAGCATCAGGAATCACAATCGCACCGCTTGCACCAAGCAAGATGTACTCACCAATATCGGTTGTAGCCAGTGTGTATGAAGTTGTCTTGGAAGAGCCTGACTGTGGGACGGCTCTTAGTTTGCCAACGGCATCAAACCAATCTGTGCCGTTGTTGTACATCCGTGGGTTGCCATTCCCATCAGACAGCACGACGTAGTTGCTTGCTGTACGAATATCTAAGCCGCCTTGGTTGCCTGAGTATGTACCAAGAATGGTGTTCCTAGCACCCGTTGTAATAGCCGCCCCTGAACCAGTACCAAGATAAGTGTTGTAATCTCCTGATTGTTGGTAATAACCAGCTTGCACACCAACAAAAGTATTAAATACGTTTCCCGCTGAATTGTATGTATACCCCGCTTGCATACCTAAAAAAGTATTGTAATTACCAGTTTGATTTGTGTATCCTGCTTCAATTCCTATTTCTGTATTGTAAGCCCCCGTAGTATTAGAATACGCAGTTAACCTACCAGCGACCACATTGTTAGTACCAGTAGTATTGGAGTAAAAAGCCTCAGCACCAATTGCTGTGTTATTAATGCCTGTTGTGGTAAGTCCAGCGGCGGCGTGTCCAACTGCTGTGTTAAACGAAGCTGAGGAGTTAGCTTGAAGTGCGCCACTACCTACCGCAACGTTGTAAGATGCTGTGGTGTTATAGAGGGCGTTATAACCAAGACCTGTATTATTCGTTCCAGTTGAGTTCAGCCGCAAAGAAGACCTTCCCAATGCGGTATTGTCACTTCCAGATGTGTTGGTCAACATAGACCTGTCACCAATTGCTGTGTTATTTCCAGCATTGCTGGCTGATAAAGCCAAAATACCAACAGCGGTATTATTAGTTCCAGTCGTGTTTACCAACAATGCTTGACTACCAATTGCCGTATTGCTTGCGCCTGTGGTGTTAGCCGCCAAAGCACTATCTCCCACAACAACGTTAGTAGCTACACCACCACCACCACGGCCTACTGTCAGACCATAAATCAAACCATCAGATGCGGCTGAGTCTTTAATCAACTTGCCTGTTGTGCTGTTGAACAGTGCAATACCGTTAGCTGTTGCAGAGGCTGGGCCAACCACATCGCCCGTACCAGAGGTGCTGGTGGCAACCTTCACATAGTCCGTACCGTTATAGTACACAGAAGCACTTTCGCCTACAGCGATAGACACACCGGTCTGGCCTGATGCTTTGAACGTCACAATACCGCCAGTGGCGGCGTTTACCACTATGTACGTTTTACTGTAGCTTGGAGCCGTTACTACTTTGGCTGTAGTCAGCGTACCCGTAACCCGCACGATGGCAAACTGAGCCGTAACCGTGCCCGCGCCTGTCAGACTGGATACGATGTTAGATGCTGTTGCATCGCCAGTTGTGTTGGCCAGAGTTACCGCGCCGTCATTTGTCAGCGTCAGTGTGGCTGCAATAGCGATGTTGGTGTACTGCGTAATACCGTTGTTAACAGTATCGCCCCATGTGCCGGAAAGCTCACCTTGTACTGGTAAAGCTAAACCTAGTTGTCCCGTTGCGCCTGTAGGCATATAAAACTCCTGTCGTTACGTAGCACTTGGCTACATTGTATTGATTATTTGCCAGTCTGCGTTTTCGCTGGTATCAATCAGACTCCAGTAAAACACACCAAAACTGCCAACATTACCCATTGCCTGACTGCCTGTGATAGCAACCAACCTTGCGCCCATTGACATCGTGCCAACAGCGCCTGCCGCAGACACGCCTGTGAGGGCTAATGCCTTAACGGGAACTTCATCTCCAATAAGCCCGGAAGCCTCTACGCCGGTTAAGGCAATTGACCTATCTCCAACCGAGACGTTACCAACAGAACCTTCAGCCGAAACGGTGGTTACTTGGAAATTAAACTCTAACGTACCCGCTGCGCCAGTGGCTTCAACACCTGTAAGCGCAACAGTTCTGCTAGACCCCGGAGTACCAACATCTCCCGCTGCCTGATTACCGTCAATGTCAGCGCCGTAGGTAAAACCAACCGTTTCAACTGCGCCTGTAGCAGATACACCAGATAACGCTACAGTCCTATCTATTACTACAGTGCCAACCGAGCCTGTAGCTATAACCCCATCTTCATTTTCCGCTGCGCTAACAGCCACTGTTCCAACAGCACCCGTTGCCCCAACCCATAACTTTGGCACTGCCCCAGTTCGCGCAACCGGCGCAGCAGACAGCTTTAAAGGGGCTTTGTATTTGGCTTCTGCTACATACAACGCAAGCACTACTGCTTACTCGACTACAGGCGAAGTAACAGGTACAAACTATACGGCTGGCGGCGTAGCGGTTACATTTGGTACACCCCCAACAGCGACTAATAGCTCTGCAACAGCGGGCGTTGCGTTTGTTACACCTTCAGCCAGTATTACGTACACCAACGTAACTTTGACTACAGCGTTTGACGCAGTGTTAATTTACAACTCGACGCAAAGCAATAAAGCGGTGAGCGTGCATACTTTTGGTTCACAGACTGTGACTGCTGGTACGTTCACTTTGACGATGCCTTCTAACACAACAACCACTGCGCTGATCCGTTTGGCAACAACCTGATCCTCCTAAACTGGAGGGCAGGACATGACAACCGCATGGGGCGCAGGGGCGTGGGGCGACAATAGTTGGGGAGGTCAGCAATCTGAACTCTCTGGCGTTGCTGCGTCTGGCGGTGTTGGTACAGTTACGGCGGAAGCTATATATGCAGTAGCCATTACAGGGGTAGCGGCTACTGGGGCGGTTGGGGCAGTTACTGTTGCGGAAAGACAGCTTGCGCTTACTGGGGTATCAGCCACGGGGTTGCCGGGAGAGATTTCAATTCCCGGGGTTGAATCTGGACTTTCAGGGGTTGGGGCAACGGGTCCTGTTGGTTCCG